GGCCAAGAATACATTCATATTGCACGGCGGCTCCGATCCATTTTGATGAAGTCTTCAGGCTTAATTGCGCCACGGGATGCGGCGATCATTGCGAAGCGCCATTTATGGGGAACCTGTTTGCGTTGGACCCATTTCCGACGCGCCCAGTAATCAACGCCAAGCCCTTCGGCGAGGCGTTCAACCAATTCCCAATCAATGCTTCGCTTGTTCATCATGTCACTAAGGTAGGGACAAAATGTCCAACCTGTCAACAGGGAAAATAAAAATTGACAAAATATTTTTTTGGCCTAAGTTTATTAACACCAAATCAAACCTTATCGAGTGACATATGGACAATCCTTTTGAGACCCACGGTCTCGAACATCTCAGCCCTTCATCGTGCAACCTGTTTATCGGCTCTCCGGCCATGTTTGTGTTGGAGAAGCTGTTAAAGAGACGTTCGCCTGTTGGGTGCGCTGCACACAGAGGGACATCTGTTGAGGATGGGGTTGTCGCTGGCCTGAGCGGATCTACTGATCAAGAGGCGGTTGACGTTGCAAAAAAGAAATTTGCATCATTGACGGTCATGAGCGGAGATCCGCGCAAAGAAAAGGAAGAAGGCGCAATTGCCGACTTTGTGAAAATGGGATTGTCTGAGCTGCGCTCTTATGGGCAACCCACATCTTTCCAAGGAAAGATTGAGTATAAGGTTGATGGCTTGCTTGTGCCCTTAATTGGGTTTTACGATATGGAGTGGGCAGATCATGGCATCCTTATCGACCTTAAAACGTCACATGCTTTGCCGTCAAAAATCTCAACCAATCACGCCCGGCAGGTTGCATTATATTGCGCTGCGAGGAGTGGAAATCTCGATGCGCGTTTATGTTATGTCACACCCAAAAAAGTCGCAGTCTACAAGCTGGAAAATATTCGCCAGCATGTTGAAGCACTGGGCACAATCGCGCTTACAATCCAGCGGTTTCTTTCGATAAGCAAAGATCCGCATGAACTGGCATCCCTTGTGGTGCCAGATGTTGACAGCTTTTATTTTTCAGATCCGCTTGCCAGACAGGCGGCATTTGAAACGTGGAAGCTTTAGTTCTGCCCGAATGGGCGAAGGCGAGAGGCTGGCCAGATAGCCTCACAATGGAGAAGTAAAATGGCACTTGGTATCAACTATGACAGCGCCGGAAACAGCAAGAGCTTCATGGGTTTTGTGAAGTTTAACGCTAAGGCCGGACGCATTACCCGCCGTGATCGTGACAATGGCGAAAACACTGACGTGGACATTACACGCAGCTTTAAAGCGGTGATGGACGTTGAGAACATTGAACACGGCTGGATGGACTTTGACACTGGTGGCGCTCCGTCAATGATTCTGGTCCACAACAATGAAGTGTTGCCAGCAAAACCTAGCGACAAGCACCGCAAGGGTTTTCGCATTGTCCTGAAGCTTTCGAAAGAAAACGGCGGCGACATTCGCGAATTGAGTAGCCATGCAGCAAGTTTCTCGCGTGGCCTTGATAAGTTGCACGATGATTATTTGGCAGGGGCAAAAAACAATGCAGGCAAAGTGCCTGTGGTTGTTTTGAATGAGCCTATCCCAATTGTCACGGGCGACGGTGTAAAAAAGCAGACTAACTATGCCCCGTCATTTGAGATTGTCGGCTGGGTTAAGCGTCCCGATGATCTTCAATATCAACCGCGTACTGCATCAGCATCTGCGCCTGCTTCATTAGACGATGAAGAGGAAATTCCGGTTAAGCGGGCTCCGCCTTCTACCGGGTCAACACGGGCGGCGGCACCTGTCGCCCGCCAAGTAGCCGACGATGAAGACTTTGGTTGAGTTTCTAGGGTGGCCTTCGGGCCACTCTTTTCCCTTGGAGAAGTAAAGTGAAATTCTTGATTACAATGAACATGCCAGCAAGGTCTGGAAGCGCCATCCATCAAATCATGGCGGAACATCCTGCTACAAGTTTGCAAGAGTTTGTTCTTCAACTTGAGGAGGATAACTTTGTCGTTGTAGAAGAATTTTACAAAGATCAACAAAGCCCCAAATTTTCTCCACATTACTATTCCGCAGGCATAACGGCGATAAATCAGCGATATGTAGGAAAAGTGAAGCCAATGACCGGAGATCAGTTTTTGCGGAAAGATAACCAACAATGAAGGAAAAGAACAATGATGACTAAACAAGCGCACTATTGGCAGATGCAAGAAGACCGCTGGCACGATCAATATCTGTTGGCGGAGCAGAGAATTGACGAGCTTGAAACGAAGGCGTGGAACCAGTCCAGCCGGATTGAAAATTTGGAAGCGGCGCTACGTAAAGTGAGTGCGATCAATAGCAAGTACGACCGTTTCAGCAGTGAGATTGATGGTGTTGTGATTGAAGCGTTAGGATCGGATAATGTCTGATCTTGTGCAAGAACTGCGTGACCGCATTGAGATGCTGGAAGAAGAGATAAGGCAGCTCCATGAAAACGCCACAGCCGTTGATGGTACTTTCGCCTGCGTCCTCAGTCGCCAGCAACTTGCGCTGCTTATGGCGATCAGCAAGCGACCCCTTACCACCTACGCCTATCTTGATCACGTTACTGAGGACCACGGAAAGTACAATCGGTACGAAGGCGAGATGCACCAGACTTTGCGGACGAAGGTTGCCGTGTGGAAGTTGCGTAAGAGACTGAAGCCATACAGCATCGAGATCAAAACATGGCGCGGCATCGGCTACTATCTGGATGATGAGAACAAAGCAAAGTTAAAGCAACTGATGGAGATGAAAAATGACTGAACCCGCACAATGCTATTGCGGATCCAAAAGCTGGGAACGCTGGGCGGCTGACGGTAACAGATTTATCTGTTGCAGTTGCAAGCGCCCCTTGTGGCAACCGATAGAGACTGCGCCGTTGATGGAGCCAATCATTGTAACATGGAAAAACGATAAGGGAGATCCAGTTGTCTGGATGGTTTGCAAGAACATCATCTCAACACACGCAGATACCGAACATTGGGAAACATTTAACTTAGATAAAATTGTATCGTATTGGTCATCTGATATGGATGGAGAAGACCAGTTAGAAGTACGCCCCACCCACTGGATGCCTTTGCCTGCGCCGCCTAAGAATGGAGATGAAAAATGACTGACAAAACCCCCTTCATCGTCCACTGCGGCGAGTGCAAGCATGAGTGGACAGGCTTCTATGTTCCCATGCCGTTTGATGCCGTAGACAAGATAATAAGAAACGCACACTGCCCCAAGTGTGCCGCAGGCCCTAATCAAATCTACTGCGACCCTGCACCTGTCGATAAACTAAACACATCCGCAGAAAGTGTTAAAAAAACGGGAGAAATTTAACATGACACCTGAAATGATAAAGGCGATCATGGACCCGTTGGCGGGGGTTGTTATTATGGGGATCTTCGCTTGGGTGCTGGTGACAATGGTGAGGATGCCATGAGCGAGCCCTTAAAAATCTGCATCCAACGAGCAACGACGCGCCGAGAATGGGATGCAATGCAGGATGACTACATCAATCGTGCAGTTGCCGCCGCCGACCGCATCGAGAAGCTGGAGGCGGCGCTGCAAAAGGTTATGATTGGGGGAAATCATGTTGCCCTTCTCATTGGGGTTGGCCCACCGCCGCATACATCAACGCACGAGAAAGCTTTGATGCATTACAACGGTGGAGATGCCTATGAAGCATGGTGCTGTTGGAAGACAATCATGGAAGCCCGCAAAGCACTGGAGGGGAAAGATGAGTAAAAAACTTGAGTGGGGCATTCTGCTACATCACCGAAATTCAAGGAACGCGGTTTGGGATGGATGGTATCTTGATAAAAAAGATGCAAAAGCAATTGCAGAATATTGGAAAGAAATCCACCCAACTGCAAAAGTTTTACTAATTAAACATGTTTTGGAGGTGGGAAATGATCCTTCAACTTAACCCTACCATGCCCCTCACTACACCGCTGGGCAAGGCCCTATGCCACTTCCTGATCGACAATGGCGACGAGCATCATCTTCTGTGGGTCTGCATACAGGACGACACCGGGGAGGTTTGGGTTTGGCCTAACACCAAAGTGCGGGGCCGCAACAATCCAACGATGGGAAGGGAGCTAAATGACTGACTTAGCACAGGAGCTACGAGAGTCCGCCAAGGCCACCTTCTACGATCCGCTCAAATCAGAGTTAAACCGAGCGGCGGACCGTATTGAAGAGCTAGAGGCGGCGCTACATAAATTGTCCAGCACTTGCGATTGCTGGGCGGCAGTGGAAGAATGCGGGAAAGCAAGAAAGTTGTTGGAGGAAAAAAATGCAAACGATTGAAGAAATGCAAGCGCACTATAAGGCCGTCCGGGAGCGTTTGAGATACACGCCCCCGCAGAAACCAATCATCATTCAGCCGGTTATGCTACTGGCCCCTGAGCCTGAGCCTGAGCCTGAGCTTGAACCAGAACCTGAAAAGCCAAAGATGCCGCGCTTGTTTATCCCCTTGACGCCTGCGCAGGCCATTTTGAAGGAAATTGCTATCAAGCATGAGATGACGGCGAAAGACATAACGGGGCAAAGTCGGAAATGGAAATACACAAAGGCCCGTCAGGAAGCTGCATACGAAATCAAGAAAAGGCTCAACCTTTCCCTGCCTATGGTGGGGATAATACTGGGTAGGCGGGACCACACAACAATCCTCCATGCCGTTCGCCAACATGCAAAGCGATATAATTTGCCGCTGTTAACGGTTCCTAAACAAATTGCGGTGCATAGTGATTGCATCAAAAAGGAGATACCTGATGAAAGCCTTGGATCTAGCATATGAAGCCGCCAATATTGTCGCCACTGGCATAGCCATCGCGGCAATCTTCACCATCTGTGTTGTGGTGGGAGGATAAAATGGAAACTTTTGCCCTTGTGCTGCAAGACCGCATGGCGCAATATGCAGCAGATATTCGCCGAATGGAAAACAGGATCAATAAGCTTGAGGCGAAAATCATAGAGTTAAAGCGTCCAAAAAGTGAACCCAATCAATCAGCTTTAGACCATCTGCTCATGAGAGGAGCAACCTATGTTAGACCCTAAATCCGAAAAAATCCTTGCGGTATCGGATATTATTTTCGCGCTGGCTGACAAACTTGGCCGTCCTTCAAACGGAACAATGGCAATATTGGTGGCGCTTTGCGAATTCATAACCGAGAATATTGCGCAAAAGGATATTGATGAGGCAACAAAATTGGCTCAAACCCAGATGAAGGAATTGATTGGATTGAAAGTAAAGCATATGGAAGAAGAAAAGAAATTGTGGAACTAGCATCAGGGATCAACATGAAGTTTTTCATCACACTGAATGTACCAACTAGAAACGGTATGTCTCATCAAATCATCGGAGATTACCCTGCAAAAACACTGGAGGAGTTTCAGAACGTTCTGCACCAAGAAGATTTCATCATGGTCACAGAATGGAAACGCGAAAACGGAGAATTACAAAACGGAGGAAAACTACTCATCAACCAGCACTACGTCGGAAAAGTCCGCATCTACGATGACAAACAATAAGGAAAAGGGGTCTACAATGGAATATCAAGAGGTAATGACACGGACTATCGAAGTGTTTCATGACCGCGCCAGCCAGTATGGCGACATGAAGGAGACACTGGAGCGACAGGCAAAGATCGCCACATTGTTGCTCAACAAGTCGATCACTCCATACGACATCGCCATGATCATGCACGCCTGCAAACTGGGAAGGCTTGAAGGCGATAGGTGCAATCTGGACTCGTATGTTGACGGCATCAATTATTTTGCCTTCGCGGGAATGTTCGCGACAGCCAATATGCTGGAGCGCGAGATTGCCGAAATGGCGCGAAATTCCGTTGCGGATGCTCCAACCGACAACGGGGTGTGAGGTGGGTTAAAACAAGCAGATGGGACTACGGCCCCATCTGCATTTTACTTGAGAGGGCGCGACATGACCGAATGGCAAACAATGGAAACGGCCCCCCAAGACGGAAGCTGGATCTTGAGCTGGAACGGGCGGTGGGTAGAGATAGTGTTTTTTTGCTGCGGCAAATGGGATACAGGCACTGATGGAGCCTTAAATCCGCAACCAACCCATTGGATGTTGCTGCCCGATCCGCCACAAAAGGAAAAAAAGAGAAATGACGCAAGAACGAAATGAAATAATTGCAGAAATGTGGGAAAACGGAAAAACCTCCGGTGAAATAGCCAAAGCTCGTGGAATAACTCGTGGAACGGTTATGGGGGTTATCCACAGGTTTAAGGAAAAAGGACGAGTTTTCCACAGGATAGCGAATAAAGCAGTTACTATTGCGCAACCGCAGGAAAAGGTGAAGCCAATGGTGAAAAACCTAGGGCCAATTGAGCCTAAGATTAAGGTACATAAACCTGCGCCCGCACCAATACCCGAGCCGCCCAAGTTGGACGGCGGGATCACAATTTTTGAGCTGACTTCCAAATCATGCCGCTACATCCTTGGGCCCGTGAATGGCGAAAACACGCGCTATTGCGGTGAACCAAGAACCAGCACGGCATACTGCAACCAGCACAAAGCTTTGTGCTACTACATCCTGAAACCCAAATTAGACGCCAGCCATGATGTAGGCGACACCAAACGGATTGGGAATGGGGCCACCAGATCCGCCAGTTGAGGCAATGGTGATCGTACCGTTGCCATTCGTGATGGTGATATTGGAACCGGCCGTCAGGGTGTTGGGCGTCAGGCCGCCCGACAAGCTATTTCCAATCAGAAGCTGACCATTGGTATACGTTGCCTGCCCCGTGCCCCCGTACACAGGCGCAAGCGGGGCATCAATCGAGACGGTGTTGCCAACGATGCTAATGCCGGAACCCGCCGTCAGGGCCGCATTGGTGGCAAGGTCTACGTTGCTACCGTTGGACCAAACAAGCGTATAAGAGCCCTGTCCCGCCGTTACCCCGCGACCGGGCGAGCCGCCAGCCGAAAGCAGTGTGACGGTAAATGCCCCCGTGGTGCTGTTGTTGACGATGTAGAAGCCAGACACGCCGGAAGGAAAGTAGACGGTCACGTTAGCCGTCAGCACCCCCTGCAACAGAATGCAGGTGTTTTGGACATTGGTCTGGGTCAGGGTGACGTTGGTATTGGTCAACGACACTGTGAAGGTGCCGCCAAAGGCCCGGTCGATGATGTCCCAGTCGTTGTTGACGGGGACGTTCCATGTGTCGATGTAATCGTTATTGCCCGGCTTCTCGATCCGCTTGTTGGTGGTATAGGTCGAAACCATAGCGATGATCCCTAGATGGCTTGATTGGCGACACGGAGGGCCTTGACGATACTAGCGTCAGGGGCATCCAGCAACGGCTTGGTGCTACTGTCTGTAGACTTCTTGGCCTGCTCCGCAAGCCCCATGAGGCGGCTCACAAGCGGCTGAATGTTGTGGGCGACCTTGCCGCCAGAGGCGCGACCTATGCGACCACCGGCAAAGCGATTAGCAGGGCCGTGGATAGTTAACGGACGAGGTTCTGGCGTATTGTCATTTTTTTCGCCATATATTTTTGCATAATCATTCGCATCTTCTTGTTTTCCAGCACCAGCCCCATTTAGGCCATAAACAGGTAGCCTCTTAAAAGCCGCAGCTAAAGTATTGCCTGCTGGCTTAGATGAAGAGGAAACCCGTTCAAGAGCAGGCAATGCAAGCTCAGGATGAAGCAGGATTTCCACAACCATATCCTGAACTTTGGTCAAACCAGCGTTTCTGGCATTGCCAATGATATGGTTCCCAATAGCGCCCAACACGCCACCAGCAGCACCAATGGTGCCCCGTGTTTCATACCCAGCACCCATTCCAATCGCCATTTTGGCAAGCAATCCCAGATTGGATTGTTCTGCCTGCTTCAACGAAGGCAAAATGTCTTGAGCAGTTGTTGAACGTCCCGGCAAAGCATTCCCAGAAATAGAGCGGTTTGCACGATTTAAGTCTTCTCCAATTGCCTTCCAAGCTTCCAGCTCTTTTGGAGAAAATATTGACCGGCCTGCCTTATCCTTTGCAGTCAAAGCAGCTTCATTGTTTTTCAAAAACGTTTGAAAGCTGGCAGACTTGATTGTGCCCTGTCCAGACGTTGCACTTTCAACCGGGCTGATGAACTTGTTGTTGACATACTCAGCAATAGCCCGGCGCAATCCCGCGCGGCCATCGCTAATGCCCCCATATTGAGATCCAGCCGTGGCGTCAGCCAATGCCTTCATCTGCCCAACGGCATTGGTCTGGTTGAATATGGAACCAACCGTCTTTACTACGTCTTCAGGCTCGCTAACCTTCAGCACACGCCCTATAGCGCCACGCTGAAAATCATCAACCGCCCCTTTGCGAGCAACAGCCAATTCCGCCATACGCTTGGACGCATCAAGTGCGTTATCAAATCTTCCTGCTAACTCAGGAAACGCGCGCAATGCGCTGTCATGGGTTTTGCGCCATGTAGCAAACTTTTTGGGGTCAAGAGACCCATCTTCGCGTTCAGCAGCGCGCCGGGCAGACCACGAAATGTAATCCTGCATGGTTGAAATAGCTTTGGCATCGTCGCCAACAGCTTTCCTAAAAGCCATAGCAGCTTCTTCGCCGTTGGCGCCAGCAGGGAAAAACTTTCCTACCACAGTAGCATTGGGCGTCCGATATTGGCCGCTAAATCCGGTTGTGCGCAAAACATCGTTGACCGTGCCCTGCTTATAAGTCTTGGCATATTCGGCATGAGCGGCTTTAGCCGCCTTGGAAGCTTCAACAGCTTCTGGCGTCATATTAGGCTCAAGGTTTTTGCGTGTGGGCTTGGCTTCGGCAGCAATAGTCGGCTCAATTGCTTCTTTCTCAGCTTTTCCAAGGCTTGTGCGAAGCACTTCTTCTGGCTTCAAAGTTTCGCCAAAAAGCCTTTCACCAGCCAAATTTTTCTGCGCCTCTTCAGCGTAATTACGCAAAGACGCAGAGATAGCCTTACTGCTGGCAACTTTCTCGCCATTTGGCATGATGATGTCTTTCGCCATCTGCTCAATAGGCGAATTAAACATGTCTGATTGTTTCAGATAGAACCCAAGCGGCTTACCTTCATCGCGCGCCCGCATAACCATGCGAACCGCATCCATGAGGTTGTCTGTGATGTCATGCTCAGGGGCAATGTCGCCATTTGCAGCCGCCTGACGCATCTTAGACCAAGGACCAGCAACGCTGGTCATAGCATCTGCAATGCCCTTGATATTGTTGTCAGTGCTTTCAAACGCCCGGCGAATGAATGCAGGATCGTCATACGCACTACTAGATAGGGCAGCCTGAAGTCGCTTCTCTCCGCCGCTAGAAAGTTCGCCCTTGTCATTAAGAAAATTACGGCGCTCACTGGCAGGCAAACGCTCCATGACGGCGCGGACAAAATCCTGATTGGCAGCAGATGACAGCGGGCCGGGGGAAATCGGGGCAGAAATATCCCCCAATAAACGAGCATCAGAGGCAGCTTGTTCCACCGCACCCATGCCAAGGCCCGTAGGCGTATTAGCCGACTGAGCAAACTTGACACGCTCATCTGGCGTCATATCCGTAAGGCGACGGCCAACAAGCATTGGCTGTTTCATGCCAGTGGTGTCGTAGCCTTGCGATTCCAACCATGCCCGGTATTCGTTTCCGCGACCAGCATCATATGCCTTCTGGATGGCTAAGGTGCGGCCATTGCCGCTTTCAACAATGTTGTCCGGTCCAATGATAGGAGCCCCGCTGTTGACTTCAGGAGAAGGCCCAAGTCGCTCAGGCTGAAGTTTGGAGGCAATCTCGTTGACCTGATCTTGTGCAGGACCGGCAGCGCGATTGCGTGGCTGAAGCTCCTGCGGATAATCCGAGCGAAGCCTGAAATCCTTATCATGGGAAGTAATCAGGTCTGGCGCATCAACCACTTGATATTTGACGTTGATCTGCCCATTAGGATGGTAAACAGGCGCGTTTTCTAAATCAGCCTGAAAAGCAGTTGGCTTGCCCGTAACAACCGGCGCTTCACCCGCTTTCTCCGCATAAGCATTCATCCGGCTTGCAAGCGTATCTTCAGGAGCCATTTTGCCAGCAGCAACAGCAGCCTGCTCCCAATTGTGTTGGTTTTCCGCGCTGTTAACGATTGAATTGACAACAGCGCCCTTTAATTGAGAAAGACGCATCAAAATCGGGCTTTCTCCAACAGCACGACGCTCTGCCGATATAGCCGCAGTAATCCGCTTGTCAAAGGCGTCAAGGTTTTTGAACGGCAGCACATCCCCCATCTTCTGAGCAAGTTCAAAGATAGCTTTGGGCTCACCAGACAAAGGCGCATCATGCTCAGTCATGCCACCAAGCACGTTATCTGCCATTTCACGGATAGGGGTCGTAATTGCGTTCAGTTTGTTGTCAGGATCAATCGCCTTGTAAAGGTCGGATCTCGCTGTACGAGCCGCTTTTCTGGCATCTTCAGTAGACTGACGCAGTGTTTGACCATAGGCTTCAGGGGTCTGCGTCCCACCAAGCAAGCGGGTTTCCTCCGCAGCTCGTGCAGTAGCCCCTTCAAGGCTTTTGGTCGTCCCTTCTTCAATATCTGCCAACTTGCTGCGCAGAAAATTAGGAAGCTCCTCTGGCGCCCCAGAAGGTTGCGCCTTATTCAAGGCTTCAATTCGGGCGGCATTTTGCTCACCACGGCGTTCAATGAATGGCGCGGGAGACAAACTTTCCGCCTGACGCTCTAGCTGGCCGGTCGCCTGATCGCCTGTCTTTTGAAACAACGTCGGCTTGGAGCCGGGAACCAAATCGGGGGTTTCCTCCGTGAGGATCTCCCTTGTGCGCAGCGGGCTTCCCATCCCTGCCACAACCTTTTCCTGCGCCAAACGCTGACGACCGCCCTCTGTAAGAGGAGCAAAGTAGTCCATACCAGCCCGAGCCATTGTTGGGATAGCTTTTGAGCCAGCAACCCCTAATGCACCAACTGCGCCGCCTGCGAGGCCACCGCCCAATCCGGCAATGCCCTTCCATGACTCCGGCACAAGATCCGAAGCAGCTTCCGCACCCATCCCCCCCGTAAAAGCAGGAACCGCCATTTCAGCAACAGGAGCCAAAGCCGCTGGCCTACTTGCACCCACAGGGGCCCGAAAAGCAGTCGCCATCTCAATGGTTTTGGCTAAATTGGGAAAATAGGGGGCAACTTTAGTGGCGAGCGTAGGACCAACAGCACCCATCGTAAACGCGCCGCCAATACCTTCGCCACCCGCTTGAAGATATTTCTCAACCGTTGATCTTGGCTCCATCTTTGTTGGATCAGCGCCAATTGACGACAACCCACGACGAATTGACTCTGACCCGCCAAATGGGGCTTCAGCTTCCGGCAACCCCGTCACGGCGGATATGCCCGAACTAATCCAATCAACGGGTTTCCCAAGCGTCATCAAGGCTTTGTTGAACCCAACAAAAGGAGCAACAGCGCCAGATGCCAGCGAAGGTTCAGCAGCCTGAGATCCTTCCGCAAAAGCACCCTTCAAATCATTGGCTGATCCGGGCTTGGTAGTTGACGGCTCTGGAGCCCCGCCAAACGCCTTGAGAAAATCTTGATCAATCTCAAATCCAGCCATGATCACTGCCCATATTTGAAGAGGTCAGATGGTTTAACCCGTTCTATCTTATCCCCTAAAAAGCGGAATGTATCCCCTCCCTTGAGGCCAGCCCTTCCCATTTGTTCAGCTTGAGGCCCCTTCAACCCTTTAGGAACATGATAGACCGCCCCTTCTGTCCATTCATTGATGGGCGGGAGATCCATGCCCCCAAATGTTCCCATCCGGCGTCTGGCGCTTTCCTGAAAAGTTGAAAGTGGGTTGAGCTGCGACCACTCAGTGAAAAACGCACTTGGGCTCTGCCATCCAGCATCTTTCGCCTTTTCCCAATCTCTTGTGAATTGGCGAGACCATTCCATAGTGCCTTTGTTCGTCGAAATCATGCCATGATTGGCTTGGGGCTCAATCGCGATGTCAGGAGAACCAACATCACTCAATTTGAGGAATTCAGATTGAGCAAAACGAGGGGTTGCAGCTTTCAATGTGTCGAGAACAAGATTGACTTTGTTTTTGTCAATCAATTGAGCGGCTGCAACCGCTCCAACTTGGCCACCCATGATCCTAGCGGCAAGCTTCTGATCGCCATAAGACGCGGCCAAAGCAGCATACCCCTTCAATTTGTCTTCCATTGCTCCAGAATGGATCATTTTGAAAGAATTAGTCATTTGGTCAAGACGCTCAATGGCTGCATCCATTGTAGGTGTTTTTTCCATAAAATCCTTTTCAAACTGCTCATCATTCTTTGCCAATCTCTGAGCAGCTTGTGTCATGCCCGTAGCGCCGGGCTGTTTAGACAAAGGATACCCGCCACCCGGAGGAGGAGCCGGAATTGAACCATTAACCTGCCCAGTTTTCTGGTCGATTACAGCCTTTTGGGGAGCAGCACCAGCAGGCTCAACCTTTCCAGCTTCGGTAGAAGCAGGAGGAATATTGGGCGTTGTTCCCTTAGCTTGATCGGCTAAAGCAGGAATGTATTTTTCACCACCGGGACCAATACGCTCTATAAATGGCAATCCAGCTTGTTTGGTCGCTGTTTCCTTTGCAGCAGCAGCAGCAGCTTGAGCGGCAAGATAACCGGGGATATGGGTTACTTCCCCATTAACCATTACCTCGCCGGTTTTCTTAATAGTATCCATCCTTTGCATGATGGTATTAGCGGTAGCCGTATCGCCTACAGCCATTGCCAAGTTCCAATTTCGTTCCATCGTAGGAAGGCTATCAGACCTATCAACAGTAGCCCAGAACGGATCTCTAATAGATGGCATTCCGGGAGTGGATGCGGCAATAGTATGGGGCGTAGCAGATATGCCAGTAGTAGCAGCAGCAGGAGGCTGCAACCCAACAGCAGGAGTGCCAGTTGCAGCTCCATTAATAGCAGGAGCAGCGGACGCAGGAGGGTTTAACCCACCAGCAGGAGCCGGAGGCGTTACCGTCGGAGCAGCAGCAGGTGCAGCATCAGGCGCTTTGGCCGCAGGAAGCAGATCAGACGCCCCCACTTGCTTAAAGTAATCCTCTGCACTTAATTCCGGCTGGCCCGCCATCTGACGGCCCAGATTTATCTTCTGAAGCTGCTGCATAATTTGAATGGCTTGAGTACGCTGGGTCAACGAAAATTCTTGCTCCTTGAGCCCAAATTCCTTGCCCTTCAACCCCATCAATGCAGCATTCTGCGCTATTTGCTGGGCCTGTTGTTCGTTTTTCTGTTGAAATTCTTGCTGTTTCCCATAAGCAGCTGCACCGCCAACCAATCCCTCACCGAGGCGCTGCGAGAAACGATACTTATCAGAAGCCAGCATGGAGCCAAGGCCCGCAATCAGCGGAACCCAGAAGCTGCTGTCTGTGGGTACGGCGTCGGGCAGGATCTTCTTGCCAATGGTCTCAAACGGGCCAGCGTCGGACTTGGGCGCAAGGCCGGTAGCTGTGGCAACTTGGACGGGTTTCTGTTCAGGCGCACCAGCCCCAAGCTTGTTGAAGAACCGTTGATTATACTGCTCTTGCGTGAACCCTTTGTTAGCCGCAAGACCTTCAGGGCTCAGTTTTCCTTCGGGGTTGCCCGAATACCAAAGATGAGGAACCGCCTGAACATTACCCTTGTTCTGCTCCAAAATGCTGCTGACATTGGCGTCAGCCACTTGATGCTGGATCTCCGCAGGGGCAGACCTAGCTGTGGGGTATTGTTTAATGTCCACACCGGCAAGGGGCGCTTGTTTTTGCCAAGTGCTGTCAAGGTATTGGTACAAACCACCAGCCGTTGAATTGGGGTTCTTGGCTTCCGGATTGCCATTGGCCCCTTCAGACCCACGCAATGCGCGAAGAATATCGGGGTTCTTCAATTCAGCCACCTGCACAGTAGGCTCAGGCGAAAGCCCACCAGCGACATCATCCATCGTCATCGCATCAGATGGCGCAGGTGCCAAACCAGCAGGAGCATCATCCGTAGACCCCCTAGTCGCATACCCCGTCCTTCCACCCGTCGCACGGGCAGGGCGGTTGATAGCCTCATGGGCTCCCATAGCGGCCTTGGACAGGGCAAACATGTACTCCTGCGTCCTGCGGGGCAGGAAGTCAGTGATGTCGCCACCCGTCTGCTGGGCCTTCTGAATGGCAGCGTCAACAACCTTGGTGCCAACGTCCATCGCCGCAGCGGCAAGAAGCGGGTTGTTATCATAACGCTGGAGCAGGTTGTCGAAGGATTTCGCCATTGCCTGATCTTGGGGATTGCTGGGATCAACCAACGCACCACCGCCAGCCTTGCCAACGCGACCACCTGCGGCAAAAATGGGCAAGCCCATCATCCAGCTACCAGCTTTAAACGCTAAATTTCCAAGGCTGGCCAAAGAAGCCGCTGTTCCAATAGTGCCACTGAGACCGCCGCCACCTGAACCACCCGTTCCGCCAGCACCTGAAGACATGCCTTTCATTTCATTTGCCAACTCAGTAGGTGTTTGCGTGCCTTGCTTGATGACATCGCCCATTGGCGTGTCTTCTCCAGTGCCGCCGGGAATATCGGCATAACCTTGTTTCAGGTTAGCAAGGCCGGGGATGCCACCAGCGGCATAGCCAATGCGGCCACCAGCAGCATTTCCACTACCGAATATATTGCCGAAAAACCCACCTAACCCAGTAGATTGGTCAGGCACATTAAGGCCACCAGAAATATCTTTTGCGGCTTGGCTGGCGGCATCTCCTTTATTAAAAAATGCCTGAATATCTTGTGCGCCAGTTGTTTTGGGGCCGCTCAATTTACTATAAAGTTTGCTCCCCGCCTCACCTAAGCTGGCAATACTAGTCCCCATGCCAATGGCTTCTTTGATACCGCTCTGTTGCTGCGGAAGAATATTTGCCTGCGGCTGAAGCATCTTGTACTGACCAGCGCCGCCCTGAGAGGGGGGCACATACCCAGCAGCCCCAGCGCCCGGAGCGCCAGCAAACATAGCTGCTTGCCTTGCTACCAGACCCTGCGGGTCGCCGGGATCATACTGACCAGCGAGGCCGCGCAATACGCTGGAGGGATCGCCCCCACCCGCATATCCTGCCCGCCCACCGTCAGCGCGGCCTACGCGACCGCCAGCATTGAAGCCAGTGGCAGTTCCGCCAGTAGATGGACCCTTACCAGTCGTAGGTGGCGGGGTGCTGGCGCCCTTGCCAGTAGCTGTCGGGGCAGGCATAGCCTGCTGTGAAACAGGCGCGGGGCCCTTGCCAGTTGCTTGTGGGGTGGCCTGTGGCGGATAATAATTCTGCTGCCGCCCAAACTGAGGCATCCCATACTGGGACTGCATTCCGCCATACTGCATAGCGCCAGCATAATCAGGCGCGCCACCGTACTGGGGAGACGAGCCGAAGTTGGGCATACCGTAATTGCTGGGCTGGCCGTAGCCGCCCATCATGCTGCCGCCATAACCGCCAAGGCCACCGCCATAGCCACCATAGCCGCCCTGCATGGCAGACATATTGCCATAGCCCTGCGGCTGGCCATAGCCCTGTGGCCCATAACCCTGCCGCTGGCCATAACCCTGCTGCTGACCGTAACCCACGCCAGCCGGGGTAAAGTCACCCGCAGAATATGCACCGTACTGGTTTTGAACTGGCGCAACTGGCCTTGAGAAGTTGCCCGCATTGTAAGTAAGCGGCGTACCCTTGAGAGCGTCAACATCGCCAGACTTCAACAGGGCTGGCGCAGAATGCCCAATGTTGTACTTGATCTGGTCCATGCTCATGCCAGCGTTCAGCATGTCCTGATATTTGCGGGCAGAAGCTGGATCAACATCCTTGCCTGTGGCGTCCTTAAACGCAGTCGCGATGTCTTTGTTTAACCCGCTGACGTTCTGCCAATCCGCGTTGGATTGTATAGCAGGCTGCGTCAATTTCGCTACATCTGAAGTCGGGTTAGCGGCATTGTATGCCTTCGCATTTGCGGTGAACTGAGCATTGAATTGGTCAGGCGTCATTGCGCCTGATTGCAGTTGCTTCGTCCAATAGTCATAGCCCGCCTGATCAATATTGTTCGCGCCCGTGCCGATCCCAGTACGACCAATCTGGCCATAAGCCTGATTGATTATTTTGGAATAATCTTTGGGGTCTATGGGCTTGCTCGGATCAACAGCCGGTGTTGCAGGCGTAGTATCCCCAGTGTTTTGCCGCTCCAACATCTGCTGATAATCAGCATTGGACATGGTTGTGGGCTCTTCCGCACCATTTGACCAATTGCCGCTTTCAGGATCTTGCGACCAGCCGCCAGCAGCAAAACCAGTGCGACCACCAGTGTTTAAGCCGCCGCGATAGTATGCACCCGGCTCATAGACTGCGCCGCCCTGACTATCAGGAATAAGCCCGCCAGACGCGTAACCGTCGCCCATGCGGCCACCGCGCTGGCCTGTGCGGGCCGCCGTTGTGGTTGAGCCTGACAACGCCCCCGTACCCTCGGCGATGTTTGCCAGATACTGCCCAACTTGGAAGGGATAGCCCTGCTGCTGCAAGAATTGATTGTAGAGCGCCGTTTTGCCAGCCTGATCGGTCTGCTGCTGCTGCTGACCAGCCGCCATTTGAGCCTGAGCTGCGGCAATCTGGGCGGCTTGGTTCTGAAGGCCAAGATTGGCGGTGTTCATGCCGCCAGCCTGCGTAATGCCAGCCGTCTGGGCAGCATTGCCGAAGATGTTCTGGCCAATTCCAGCAGCCGCCTGTGATCCCTGAAGGCCCTGCGTAAACTGCTGATTGCCAAGGCCCTGAATAGCCTGACCCTGACCGATATTTTGTGCATATAGTTGTTGGCCAACTTGGCCCAATTGAGCGCCAGCGCCAAGGTTCTGTGCGTAGCCCTGCTGGCCAAGCTGACCAATCTGTGCGCCTGTGCCAAGCGCCTGACCGTACTGTTGCTGTCCAAGGGCAGCGAGGCCCTGACCGAGGCCAAGGTTCTGGGCGTACTGTTGCTGACCAAACGCAGCAGCCTGTTGAGCCGCAGCCTGCTGGGCCGCACGGTTTGCCTGAGCAGCACCGAGACCAACGCCCTGCTGCTGCTGGGCGGCGGCTTGCGCCTGTCCATAACCTGACTGAAGCAGGTTGGCCATTGTCGCCTGATTGGCGAGGCTTTGCTGGCGAGCAAGATTGGCCTGCTCAATACCGGCACGGTCGCCGCCAAATGCGCCAGATTGAATAGCTTTACCCTGCAAAGCGGAACGCTGTTGAGCGTTTTCCTGCGCCTGAAGGGCCTGCTGGGCCTGAACCACATTGTTCATGTAAGGGTTCATATATTGGGAGTAGTCAAGCGCCTGCGGGGCGATACCTTGCGCACCAGCCTGCATGTATTGCTGCGCCTGCTGATTTAGGGGTTGCGCGGCCTGTAATGCCCCAGTGTAATAGGGCTGCGCCTGATTAGCGTATTGCTGACCCATCTGAATAGCTTGCTGAGTTAAGCCTGTTGCGCCCCCAAGATACTGCTGCCCCTGCCCAAGGCCAGCCTGCGTAAGGCCAGCCATTTGCTGCATGTAAGGCGAGGCCGAAGACATGGCCTGTCCAATATTTTGACCCGCCGCCTGATTGTAGGCTGTGCCCTGTTGCTGAGCCTGACTGATGCCCTGCAAGGCCGCTTGGTCAATAGCGTTGGCCTGACCCTGACCAGTTCGGGCGGTATCAATGCCTTGACCCTGCAAGTTTTGGCCTTGCTGAACAGCCTGATTAGCCGACCCCTGAAGGGCATTAATGTTGCCGATACCAGCTTGCTGAGAAGATGATAGGGGCGCTACAAACGCTTCTGGACTACTGGAATATGGCGTAAACGGTGTCTGCGCCACATTCTCGGCGCGAGCATTAACGGCATTATATCGCGCCAAAACTTCGGGAGGAACGGAAACAGACTGGGTGCTAGATCCACCCTTGCCGCCACCATAAAATTCAAGATGGACGCCCGGAGGCAATCCCCTAGCTGCGCCGCCAAAGTTAAAGTCTTCGTCCCGGCGAAAAGCGAAAAGGGGATTACTCATCTCTTAATGCTCCGTCACAGGATATTCACCAGTCTGGGCGCCATACAAGAAAAACGCCCCGGTTGGCTTGCCCAATTGCCGCTCGTATAGCCTGATCTTACCCGCCGTCCGCTCATTGGAAAGCACCCCAATGAGAAGCGGAATACCAAGTTCATCTGCCGTCTGCTTGGCAAACTCAACCAACTTACGCGCACGACCATCTCTGTGCTTGCGATGGTCAGGGTGGATGAAAATCGCCTTTTCTTCCAACACCATATCATGACTGTACCACATTGGGCCCACGCGTAAAAGGATGGCCCCTTCCATAGGCCCACCCTCTTTTCCAATGATCCCAATGAGGCCATAATTTAAGTTAAGAGCCTGCCATAACTCATTGAGAAGTTTAGTTTTATCGGGGTTCCTGAAACCGTTTTCGGCGCAAGCCATCATGGACAATTCCATGGCTTCATGGATGTCGTCCGGTGTTCCAACTCTTACCTTCAGTTCGTCGCTCATATTTTTCCCCTCTCAGTTTTTCTTCGGGGGCGGTAACCCCTTCAGAGTTTTAATGGTTTTGGCGCGCATCCCCGTTACAAAACCATCGAAAGTCTCATGTCCTGCGTCCATGTCGCCATCGCCAGCCCACGTCACCTCATGGGGCGTTACAACATATTCACCACCCGCCGCCACAATAGGAACGGCGCGAATAGGGCCACCGGACGCCTTTGGCATGGCCTTGGCTCCGCTCAGGATCTGCTTCATCTGCTTGAAGCCGGACATGGTGTTCCCCTCGCCCATCGCGCTGATGATGTCGGCGGGAATGACGTAAGAGCCAGAGGCGACGTGCATGGGCAGATGATCAGTTCGGCCAGACACCGGGCTATGGATCGGCCCCTCGTGAATGACTTCAGCGCCGGGCTGGACGGATTTCTGCATGAAAGCAGGTGTATGGCCACCAAATGCTTTGGTCTTGCGGGCGGTGCTAAGAGCCGCTGCTATGGCCTGATCGCGAGGATGACCGGACCCAATCATCTCAGAGATGTTGTGGCTGATGGTCTTTTGAGATTTTCCGCGCGATAGGGGCATAGCGTCCTCAATTGGCCGTATAAGCAACGCAGAAGTTTATTCCTGCGTCGGTTTTCAAAACTATACCATGGGTATATGCCAAGTTCACGCTTTGGTAAGGCGTGAAAGAAGCGGCGTTTGACGGCAAAGACGCATAGATCAGGTTGGTCGCCGATATGCCGCCAGTCGTCGCTGAATCGTAAATGTAAACTTGTGCCGAACCTGCATGGACGGGAATAGAAACTGCAAAAATGCGCCCAGTGCCCGCGACAACTAAAGAAGTGGTGGATGCAGCTATTGTGGCGCTGGTCGTAGCCGGGAAAGAAGCGCCAGCCAGATTGGTAAGTTGCGTGACAATCAGCGCCAAATTGCTGCAAACACACGGCAAATCGGCCTCGATGAGCGCCAATTTTTGCCCCAAATTATTGATGGCAATCACGCCATTGCGCTGGGTAGTGAGGATGTCGTCTAAGGAAGCGGCCATTAAAACTTCCCATCGGGTTGAGTGCGGTAACGTAGATTGCCGATCCTCCAGAAGCTGTTCACGTCACTGCTACTGATTTTGATCGACACCAGCCGCCCCCTGAACCTCGGGGAAATGAAGGACGTCGATTGCGTGAGGTTAAAGGGACCGTAGGCAATTGGCGTCTGGCCGGGGTAATCAGTCGCGTAAAAGGTCAACTGAACCTGCGCCGTAGGCGTCTGATAGACCGTTGTGCCATTGGCTGTGCCGCCAAAATAGCCCCACTTCATGTCAGGCCAAACCTGATCGACAAACATCTTCAGTTCAGCCTCGGCTATTTCAAAGTAGCCGGTTTGGAAGTTGGACAGCATGGGGACGTCATTGACGCCATTGGTGGCGGCATTTGTCGAGGTTTCATGCTGGTAAATGTACTTGTCCGTCCCCGCACCAATAGGCGGCCCAAGGACGCTTTCGTTGGTCCAAGCCGTGCGGGCAAGGGAGCCGTAGTCCCACTGCTGCAAGACGACGTTGTATTTGACGTAGGCGTTGATCTCGCCGCCGTTACCCTTTGTTGGGTAGTACCAAGCAACCTCACCAAAGCGGCTGTTTACGGCAATGCGGATCTTGTCGAGGTTGGTGCTATCCAAATCTTGAAAGATCACGTCCCACACGGGGCAGGGAATGGGCTGCGGGCCACTACCTGCAAGTGTGTAAAATTGGCTCTGGCCCATCCAATAGACGACGCCGCTCATTGAAGCCGCCGCCTTGCGCCCAATTAGTCCGCAACCAGTGCCAATTTCATTGAACTGGTAGACAAATGGGAGGCCAACATACTGCATGGACCACAGGCCAAGATCCGTCCAAATCAGGGTCTGTTGTGCGGCCTGAATGCCCTGAATGATCTTGGAGCCCTTGGGGATGCGGTAGGAACCAGCCTGATTGGTGACGGTTGCCGTCCATGAGGTGAAATCGTCAACGTCGCACCAGCGGATCAACAAAGGATCTTGGATGCCTGTTTCCGTCGATCCCCACGCAATGATCTGCCTCTGCGGCATGGCCACAACGATACCGGCATTGACGATTGGGGCGGTGTTAATGACCGCAGAAACAGAGTATCCAGCCGCAGGAGACCACTCATAAATAGGGCCATTCAGGGGGCATGAGATTAAAATCTCGCCCCAATTGTCTAAGGTCCAGTCGGAAGTTGAGATCGTACTGCCGTTTTGAACAACGACACTGCCGGTGCCATATCCGCCTCGGCCATAGCCGCCAATGCCGTAACCCGTGCCATTTGGAAGGGGGCCCACGCCAATGTAGTAGACATAGCGAGCTAATCCCCCGTTCATGGGGCTATTTGTGACAGTCGAAGACGCTGTATTGGCGGCAATTATGGTGAAGTTGTTGGCGTCAATGACCGTCTGAACGGTATAGTTTCCATAAAGAGTGACACCGCCAACCGCCGTTGAGACAACAATTGGAAATGTACCGCCAACGGAATAACCGTGGCCCGTGAGGGTTACAGTAATTGTCGCAGTTGATATTACGGTGCTAAATGATGCAACCGCACCCCCATTAGTAACGGTAGAAGTTGCCAGTTGGGGAGCGCCAAGAGTATCGACTGCTGTGATGTGATAGGTATTAGCAGACAAGGTTGGATTGGTTGTTGGATAAACGCCAAAAAGCACCAAACCGCCGACTGCAATCGGCGTTTGGATATATACGTTATCCCATTTGGTAATGCTGGACCCGGTATCTGTAATGATAACGTCGCTACTTCCAGAGACAGTGCTGATGCTAACGGCCACATTATCGGTCAGAGTGCGTGGCGTTATGCTGACGACATTTCCATTCAAGATGTAACTGAGAGAAGCTTCAGCGCCTACAGCCAGATAGGAATTGCTATTGGTATCTTCCCACGCCCACAAACACCGAATGTACGACGAGAAAGGCCCGGCATAGGTAGTCCATCCGCCAAGCTTTTGCACAAGCCCCATGCCCTGCCGATCCGGTACAAACCTGATCAAATCGCCAGACGAAATCGCGGCCTCATTAAGGGCAGGGGTGCGATTAACATCGACGCCGGGAATAAGCTTGAGCGAGGCATGGGGCATGGGTTATCCCCTCGACGGCGAAGCAACAGGTGCCGGGGCCTGCGAAGACCACGCCGCAGCCTCAAACTTTTTCCTCGCCTCTTCAATCGTAGCGCCCTTCAGGAGCGCCTGATACTGGGCCTCATAGCTCTGCGCCATCTGCGGGTCGTCAGACTGCCGCCCAAAGTTGCGCTGGTATGCCGAGATGTAGATCATGGACGCCATGATGAATACGTCGGGCAAATAGAGGCTGATAAAGGTTGTGGTGTTAGTCGAGGACAAGCTCGCCGGGCGGTATGTGCCAACGATCTCCACATAGTAGGTGGCGTCCGAAAACGGCCCTACCAGAAAGAGATTGTCGTTGAAGGGCACAAAATACTGGGGGATGCCGGTATAGGAAGCAGACCCGTAAACGGCGTCCAGATACTCTTTTGTCGTGGGCAAAAGAGGGTTTCTAGTGCCAGCGTCGGGGTTGCTTTGCCCGGCAGGTGTGATGATGTTGATTTGCTCACTGACAACGATTGTGCCTTCTGGAATGGTGATTTGACGGCTTCCATTGGTGATTGTGTAGCCAGTTATGGAAGTAGACGTGAACATGAAGTCCAAGTCGCGATACATGCGGTTTTCCGCATAGGTAATCATGGCAGGCAGAATGGCCAGATAATTGGCGTCCGTCTGGTCAACGACAGCCATTTCAGCAATCTGCTGAATATAGCTCATGGTTCCTGAAACGGTTCCGCTATAGGACAAGCCAGTGGTCAAGGCCGTTACTCCTGTAAGCGCCTCTTATAGCACTTATTTTTGCCCTTCGCACCACCCCTCTCGGCGCGCATTGTTCTGCTTAACTTCAATGATTGTGGCAGTCGTGTCCTTGGACGACCAAGACACATCCCGCCAAACGGTGCAGACTGCCCCGTTAGTCCCGCTTGTGGCCGTCAGACTTGAGCAGCCCATCAGGGGAAACATCAACAGCATCGCCAGCATTAACCGCATTTTGTGTCCTCCTCAGTGCATCGGCAGTTGCCGCAGCCTTAATCTCGGCAATAGCATCCGCTCGTATTTTGAAATAGACACAACTAGTTAGTACAATGGCTAACACTGAGAGGGCCAAATACCGCCCCAGAGGCGTGAAAAGAAGACTAAACACCATGTGTCTCCATGTGTTGTTTGCGCCAAAACCAGATCGCTGCACCAAGGCCAATGATTGCGGCCATGATAAGGAAGTTGGTGTTGCTAAGTAGGCCCATAAGCTGATTTGCCGTATCAGACGCGTCTTGCGCCTGCGAAGCGATTTCCTTTGCTGCGCCCAGCCCTCCAAGACCTGCCGTGAGTAGCGCCGCATTACCTTGCTTGCTGTCCGCCATTGTTCGCGCAGGTACAGGATCAGCAATTGCACGTTGTTCATGTTCGTCCGCCGTAGGAGCTTCATCGAGTGCCGATACAACCGCTGGATCGCTCGCCATCCACCAAGCCCCTTCCGCATGGCGGCGCCGCACAAGTCCGGGAAGTGTCTTGCCACCGCCCTTTGTGAACTTCATCAACTCGGCAGGCACGGCGTCAAATTGCCCAACGTTGATCTTTTTCAACAGGGTAGACGTCTTCAGATTTCCCGGGCCTTCATTGTAAACAAAGTCCACGAGAACATCGAACTGATGTTGGGTCAGCGGTTGCTGCACCATGTCGTGAACATAAGTCTCGTATTTCACGAGATCGCGGCGAAGAATGTCTTCCGCCTGCTTTTGCGTGATCTTCATGCCGTCCATGACACTGGGTTGGCCCGCCGCAGACGTATGGCCGTAACCAATGGTGCAGATGTTGGCGGGACACCGATAGGCCGTCAGCTTGCAGCCTTCAAAAGGCTTGAGTAGGGCGTCGATGCCCGCTTGGCTCATGTTCATGGCTATTTCCCCTTCTCCAGTAAGGTGATGCGCTTATCAAGCGCAGCGATCATCTGTGCCGTGTCAAACCGAATAGAAGCGCGGGCAGCGGCAGCATCTGCAACCATGTCCATGCGGCTCTTTTCAATGGCAGACATTGAGCGTTCGCGGTCGAGCGTCATGGCCGCGCGGGCTAGGGCGCTTTCCTTCTCGACCTTGGATATTTGATCACTCAAATTCTCGCGGATCTGAGCCATGTCGATGGTGGTGCCTTGCGGGGGGATCGCCTTGTTGTCGGCGTTCACAACAACCGCAATCTTGGACTTCAATTGAATAATTTCGTTATTGGCGTTGGACAACGAACTCATGAGGTAGACAACGCAAGAAAACAGGATTGGGATACCGGCAAACGTAATCTTCTCGACCAATGCGCCCTTACTGGCGCTTGCTGCCATTTCGATGGCAAACTTCTCTTGTTTCTCTTCGGTGGTACTCATTTATCCGCCTTCCCGTCGAGCTTGTCATAGATGCGCTGGAACATCGTTTCGATGTGGTCCATACGTTTATCCATATCAAGCTTGCTGACGTATGATTTTGGAAGGTCTATCTCCAGATCATGAAGATCACGTCTCAATTCCTTAACTGCACCCCATAATTCTCGCGCGAACCAGCCGCCAGAGCCAATCGCAATGACTGCCGCAATGTTTATGAGGGATTGCACATCCATTACGCTGCCTCGGTGTTTGGCTTCTCAAGCTCGCCCCTCACAAACCTGAGATTTTGCTGTAAACGAGCATCATTTGGCGACTTATCCACAGCCATTTGCGCTTGCTCAATAGATACCTGAACGAGCCCTAAATGCCAAGCCGCTATGCTGGCGAGGTCGTGCGGCTGAAAGCCCCAGACTTCTGGATCTACCGTGTAGACCATTTCCCTGTTTGTAATCTGAAGCGCCCGCATGGCGTAGGCAAAACTTTCCGGCCAACGACCTTGCCGATACATAAGCATAGCCAATTCGCACCACGGCTCGCGGGTGTTTGGAGCTTCTGCGGCTGCGGCATGAAACGCTTTTTCAGCATCGGCAGGGTTCCCCAACTCGTTGTAGCACCGGCCCATAACGCGATAGGCGTAGCAACGCTCATTTTGCCATGTTGCGCGGGACAAATTGAGATAAGAGCGGCAGGCGTCAACGCTTTCCTGCCAGCGCGCATTGAAGCTCAATTCGCGGGCGTAATAGAAGGCGTTGCGCGGGCATTGGGGGTCTTCTTTTACGGAAAGCTCCAGAAGATCCATGTACTGTCCCCGGCTTTTTGTCGGGTCAGGTTTATGGATGGCAAGGAGCATGTCCGTTTGCGCCCAAACTTCAGCAATTCTGCCGTCTGGCACCGGGTATTCGTGACAGGGATGATGCCAGAAGTAGCCGTGTCTGGCGTGGATTTTCTCGTAGTAAAAGGCAATACCGCAACCCCAATCGAACATGTAGCGGAGGCGGGTCGTTCCTTCTTTCCAGACACGCTCAATCTCCTCACGCCAGCCGGGCTGAAGCTCTTCGTCTAGGTCAAGACTAATACACACATCAACATCGCGAGGAATAAGGGCCAGAACAGCATTCCTAGCAAGATCGAAGCGCCAAGGAGAAATGAATATATCGTGGACCACGGCACCACATTCTTGAGCTTTAGCAACTGTTGCATCGGTACTCCCCGTATCGCCAATCAGGATCAGGTCAGCGTCCTTTGCCGCCGCACAGAACCTCTCTACAAACATTTCTTCGTTTTTGCTGATCGCGTAAACGCATATCTTCATGGCGCATCCCCCTCGATGATCGCCGTTGAAGTGTCTCTGTCTATTACAAGACGCCCCTCACAAGCCAAGTTCCAGTCCCCCATCGCCAGCTCATTATAGCACGAGCTTTAACCTTCCGTATATTGGCCGCTAAAATGATACGCCCCAAAATGCCCTAGTTCACACCAAGGGGCAACCCAGACCTTACCATCTTGTTCGCGGTACATATTGCAGAAGTTGTAGTCCTCCGACAAAAGCTCGCCGTTTATGTTCTGAACCTTGAAGAAGTCGTAGACCTTCTCACCTGACGGGACTGTAACGCCTCCGTTGGTGTAGAAACCTACATGATCCTTCAAGTCTTCAAAGACATTACGCCGGATCAGCATGAACCCGGTGCCGACGTGCTTAACCT